TTAATGTCGAGCCCAAGAGGTGGACACTCCCTGTCATCCATGCGATGAAGACTGAGAAGTTCTTCGTCAAGGAGTGTTGTCTGCGCCATGGCGACTCCTGTTACCGCCATGGTTCTGACAGCATTTGCGCTTGTTGGGATGATGATGCTGTCGAAGTCGATTTCCCTGGTGTTGCTCACTGGGCTTGCCAGAATGTCGACAAAAGTCCCACCAACCTCGACTATTTGGCCATCATTCGCGACTCTCAGCCTGTCATGGTTAACGCCCCTCAGTACGCCATCCTTAAGACCTTCGCTATGGCTTTCGCTGCAGCCACCTTTGGTTGGGCGATCGGCATGTTTCTCAACAAGCTGTACGGTTGGTACTGGTCTGCACGCGACCACTCCGCGTACGGGACTATGGGAGCCCGCCACGCCAAACGCGACCCACAGCAGGAGCTCCCCCGTTCATCTATCGGCCAGGCTAAAGACCACGCCGGCGACGACGGAGAACGTCCCACTGACTGGCTCCTCCGTAAGTTGGAGGGCAACGTCATCCCTGTCGAGACGACTAACGGTGTCAGGAAGATCAGTCTTAACATCCTCGGTCTCATTGGCAACATCGCCGTGATGAACCGTCACGCCGCAGCGCCAGGATTTAACGTCATTCGCATCGGAGGCCCCTTTGCCCAAACCCTCGACCTTAAGGTTGTCCCCGACCCTCTCGAGCTCAAGGACTCTATCGACGTGCAGTTCGTTCCCGACAACAACATGGACGTTGGATTCCTCATTCTGCCCAAGGCTTTTAAGCCTTTCAAGAGTGTGGTCAAGTACCTCGTCCGCGCTGGCACGACCCTTCCCTCTTTGCGAGGCATGGTCATGGGCCGGCGCCGCCCCACCCCCGTGACGGATGCTGACGGCAACGTCAAGCCTGTTGTTTTGGAGCCTTTGTCTCCTTTCCCCCTCGGTGACGTGAGTGGCGCCCACTCGTACCAAACCTCGGCTCACTACCAAGGTGTGTATGTCAAGGTCCAAACGCCCACAGTTCCAGGAGAATGTGGCAGCCCCATTTTCACCACCAACACCAGAGTTGGTAGGGGCCACGAAATCCTGGCCGGTGTCCTGACGGCCTACAACGAGGCCTCAGGCGAGTGTATCATGGTGCCTGCCATCAAGGAGGATGTCGAGGCTTTTATCGCCATGTGCCCTCCGGCCGTGCTCAACCTCGTCCAGGTCCATTCTTCTGTTCAGCTTGAGAAGGCCCCGCCCCACAACCTGCCCCCCAACGTTCTTGTTGCGGGTGCTGTGCCGAAGGCAGACACTCAGTACCAGAACATGAAGAACACCATTCGCTACGCCCCCGACGGCGTTGTCAATTGCCTGTCAGGTTTGAAGATCCATAACCCGGTCAGCGGTAAGATGGAGGAGATCCCCCCAATCAATGTGGCTCCAGCCCCCATCCACGACATTCCAGCCTCTCTCTTGAAGGTGCGTGCGACCTCTTCCGTGCCAGACAAGTACGTCTTTGAGGTGTACAAGGAGTCCATCAGGGAGGTCGAGGAGCATGTTCTCAAGTTTGCCGACCCTCGCCTCCTGCAGGTCAGGTCCGAACCATTCTCTTGGGACCAAGCCATTAATGGCGTCCCGGAATTTAACATCCTTGGTCTTGACATGACTAAGTCCCCTGGCTACCACCCTGGCCACAAGCCTGGCCATCGAGGCCGCAGTTATTATGCAGATGAGGATGCGGACGGAGCTTGGCACCTCAAGTCGTTCATCCTTGCCTACGCGGAGAAAATCTTCGCCAACATTCTCAGGGGTAAGCTCCCTACCGCGTATGTCGTTGCCAACACTAAGCTCGAACTCAGAACTGTTGGTAAGGCCGCCCGCCAAACGTCGTGCTATGGGTTCATCCTTCTATGCGCTATGAGGAGGTTGTCCCTCCACATCCCCGCCATGTTCATCACTGGCAGGATTCGCAATGGCGTTTCTTTTGGTGCCGACCTCAACGGCTCCGATGGGCGTGAGGTTGCCAGTGCATCTGACGCCTTCGAGTACGTCACCTCGGCCGACGCCAAGAACTACGATGCTTCAAAGAGCGCTTATTTTGCCCAGCCCAACGAGGAGATGATCGCCCGCCTCATTAGAAGGACGATGCCCTTCCTTTCCTTCGAAGCTGCGGTTATCGTCCCCATGCTCTCGCGGATCGTCAATGTCGTCTGTGGTGCGCTCGTTTGGATTATGTGGCACTCTATGCAATCCGGGCACCCGCTCACCACTGTCCTTAACTGCTCGGACTCCTCCGCAGTTGGAAGGACGGCGTACAAGCTCAGCAATCCTCCAGAGGACCAACCCTTCGACACCCATGTGTTCTCCCTTGCCTACGGAGATGACTTCAGGGCGGCCCATAACCACCCTAAGTTCACCAACATCCAGTTTGCGAAGACTGGGGCTGCACTTGGCATCGAGTACACCCCTGTCCAGAAGGGTGCCGCCGTCTTTGCCGACTTCGTCGACCACGAGGACGACGTCCACCTCAAGCGCGGATACTGGCGCGACCAGGCAGGTATGTACCACTGGCCCCTCCAGGTCCAGACAGTCAGCCACATCCACGCGTTCTACCACAAGAACGACTTTTCCCCTCAGGAGGCTTTCGTCAGAACTGCGAAGCGGCC